TCATTCCCACTTCACATCTCCTTTTTCATAAGTAAATATACGCTCTGCCGTCTTTCCTTTCCAGCGACAGTTTTTCAACATCAGCAATGCTCCCCGGGGCACTCTCTCAAATACAAGATACCCTTTATGATCAGCTTGCTTACGCTCCACAGTCTTCCAACCATTATCCCAATATCTTAACTCAAATTCATCCGGACAGAACAACTGTGTTTTCAGGTAAGAAGTCATTCCAATATGACTGACCATATACTCTTTTCCCAGATCTATATCTACCAGCCTTTCTGCCACCCTGCCTCTATAGCCCGTCGCCCCCAAACCATCGGTTATCATCCCGGGCACTTCATTCCTTCCGGTAGCTCTCATCGGAGTAATTATCCTCACATTCCCGATCCGTCCTTCTTCCGTATAAAAAGAAAGCTCCCCCAAAGCAATGCTATCCGACGGTAATAATAACCTTACAAAACGGTAAGGTAATCGTGCGGACACCTTCCGTACAACCGACTGCAGAGCCAGCGAGTCCGTCCATCTGCACAGTTCTTCTTCTGATTTTCCATCAAGTAATCCTACTATCCGGCTTCCTTTCATACACCCCAGATATTCCCTATTCTGATCATAAGCCGGCGCTCCCGTCACCATCCTCACGGCAACCTCCTCTGTTCCTTCATTTCCGCTCAGCTTCTCCATCGTTCCGTCATTCCGCAATCTGAAAGGTTCTGCTGCGGGCAATAATCCTCCCCGCTTGTAATAAACGGGTAAATAAACCATGTCCTTACCCATTTCCCGAAAGACAGCCCTCCCATTTTCTATCTTTGCCCACTGCACAGGGTGCCAGTCCTGATATCCGAACACAGCCAAATACGCATATTTCACCCCTTGAGGCGCCTCACCTGTCAACTCCACCGTTACATCGGCCGTTTCAAAATACTCCGAAGAAACATCCACCTTTTTCACACTACGAAATAGCTCCGGAATATCAGCTTTATCCACCTCTACATCTGCCAACGGTCCTTCAATATGATTTGAGTAGGTATATCTGTATACCTTCGGAAGGCGGAATCTTCCCCAAAGTTCATCATCATCCCGGTTATTATAAATCCGCTTATATTTCCAGCGATCATTATCCCAAAACGCCTCAAAAGCATGCGATTCCCCGTTTATTAGCACCACATTCCAGGTATGCGAATTATTTCGGTTTCCCCATGCCGGAACAAAGTCAATGGCAACCGGAATCCCCAATGATGATAATAACAAAGAGTTATACCAACAGCGCTGTGCACATAACCCATGACGCATCTTCTCAAGAGTCGCCGCATTCCATATCGGAATCTTCGTCCCCCAAAAACCGGAATGAGTCAGATACTTATATTCATATAACAACGAATCGATCTCTTGTATAATCGGCAAATCAAATCGGGCGTTTTTTCAAAACGATTGGTACAAAAAAACATTATCTATATGCCAGAAGTAAACGAGTAGTTCTTTTATAAAATGGAAAGGATTTGAATGGCGATACGCTATCATTCAAATCCTTTGTTTAATTAGGAGACTACTTTTCCTTTCACCGATACATCCTTTGTTAGAGGATACCTACACATTCCAGGTCTCCCATGCTTTGTGTCCAACTGAGCGTGACACTTCCATCTGAGGAGACCAAGACCGAATAATTTTTATCCAGTACATAAGTCATATTACTTGTATATTGTACAACGCCACTTAAGATTTTACATTCGGAGGAAGAAACAGTTGCTTTTACAGTGACCATCAAATACCGCGGCTTTTGCCCATCAAAAATAACTTTTTTATGGTTAACACTTCTTGGAATAACAATCCCCGGTCCCTGCGGTCCTTGTGGACCTTGTACTCCCTGTGGCCCCTGTGGTCCGACAGGTCCCCGTTCTCCCTGTGGACCTCTTGCGCCGGTGTCTCCTTTGGGACCCTGAGCTCCTGTAGCACCGGTTGCTCCCTGTGGACCCTGCGGACCTGTCAATCCCCGCTCTCCTTGTGGACCTCGTGCACCAGTGTCACCTTTGGGACCCTGAGCCCCTGTAGCACCGGTTGCTCCCTGTGGACCCTGCGGACCTGTCAGTCCCCGCTCTCCTTGTGGTCCGCGTGCGCCGGGATCTCCTTTAGGACCTTGCGCCCCGGTGGCACCGGTCGCTCCCTGCGGACCCGTCAGTCCCTGTTCCCCTTTAGGCCCTTGTATTCCGGGATCTCCTTTAGGTCCTTGTGCTCCCGTAGCACCGGTTGCTCCTTGCGGTCCCTTGAGTGAGCCTTCATCCAGTTTCTGCTGAAACGTTTTCCCATCGGTAAATTTAATCATCGAAGCCGGATGTTCCTGTGGATGCACATATTTGTTTGCTCCTTCTGCAATCCCATTGAGTTTTGTTCGTTCGGTGTCTGTGAAAAAACGGTGTTTCGCATCCTGTATCACATCCACAAAGCGTGGAATGTTTTCCGCCGCTACTTCCAGATAATCCCCGCTTTCAGGCTTTATGTTTGAAACCGCCGCATAATAATTGTAAGCGACCGGTTTAACCTGTCCATCCGAGTAAGGACGTTCTAAAACATGGTGGGCCAAAGTCAGATAAATGGGAAGCGTGGTGCTTTCAATGCCTGCAAAGCGTACCACTTTGAACGCCGGCTTACTGTCGGCATCCACCCCGGAGAGCGCCACCAGTCCCTCCGTAATGTCATAACTGCCATTTAGGGCCGGCTTAATGTCCATCCCTTTTATGACACAGTTCCCATACTCGCTAAAGAAGTCATCGATAGCTTTTAACGGTTCGCTTTGCAACTCCAGAAGATCTTCACCGGCCCATTGCCGTACCCCTGTTTTCTGTACATGTCTTTTCATTTCTGAATAATTTTATAAGTGGTTAATACCTGTTTATATTTTTCTATTTCCGCCTCAATCAATACTTTGTCCACTTCAAGAGGGATGTATACAACAAAATCGGCACCGTCAAACTTGTCCCGGACCTCGTTTTCAAGCGGAACGGACTGGAAACTGTTTTCTCCAATCAAGCCGAATTCAGGCCACATCGCACGTCCTTCACTCAACAGGCCGACCAAAAGAAGCATGTTGTTATAGGTCACGATCTTGATCCTGACAGGCTCATTATATTTTTTACGAAGATACTCCTCCAGAACTTTCACCTGTGAATTTACATTAATCATCATACGCGAGTTATCACGCCAGACGTTGAACTCTTCAAACAGCACCTGAAGCGGTTCGATAAAGCCCTTTAATAATGCCAGGCGGGAAGGCTGCCTTTTATAAGGCGGAAGCAGCTGCCGGACAAAATTGGGATAGTTTATTTTCAGATTCATGATTCCAGCTCCTTTACAGATTTAAGTGTCAGCACACAATCGTCGGCATATTCAAAATATCCGGATTCAAGTACGGAGAATACATCCACCGCTTTAAAATCATCATCGGTTACGCCTTTCCTCTCCAAGGAGACCAGATTACAGGTTACCACTCCGGAAGCATCCATGACGGCATCTATAAACCTTTGTTTATAAATCATTGAGTCGAATCCCAGAGAAGCCTTAAATTTATCCAGAGCCTTCTTTACATTCTCACGTACCAGGGTGTTGGGTATGGAAGTCTCAAAGTACACCTCCAGATTGTAACGTATCCTGTCCTGGCTTGTGGAAACGATAGTGGTGTCCACACCGGCAAATTTGACCGCATCTATATATGCAGCGAAGTTATACCGCTCTTCCAGGGATAGGGGAACAATTTTACCGGAATGGTCCTGCTTGGCCGCTTTGATCACCAGGCTGTTTTTCTCCTCCCTGATGGCCACTACCTTGATGATTTGTGCCTGGGGGTCAATCTTGTCATAGTAGAGCATGGCCCTGCTGTCGTCGAACTTGAGTTCATACCCGTTCTGAAAGCGGTAGCACATTTCCGCATACCACCTCACCGTCCCGGGTGTGATCTTGTTGGTGATGGTGTCTATTTCAACTTTGAAAGTATCCAGGATAATTTCAAATACATGAATGGCTGCTGCAAAGATATAAGTCCATGTCCGCCACTCGGCCACTTTGGATACCGAAAGCTGCATGCTCAGATTCTTCTGGGCGGCAGTTATCATACCGTTTTGTATTTCACTGATTGAACGTGCCATAATTTAAAGATTAAATGTTGTTACTTCTTTATCTATCTCTCGTATAATGCTTTTTCTGACCAGCCTGCTGTCGGTGTCGATTTGTATCACGGCTCCTGTCTCCAGAGGAAGATCGAAATAAAATCCCTTGTCGTTAACGGCGTCTATTCCCGCTGCAACCTTGGCTGCCGGATCATTGGCCAGCGTCCCGTTCTCCTTCAGGATTATCCCAACCGCCTCACAGGTGCCGTATTCCTGGGAAGCTATGTCGAAAATGGTCTGGTTAGGCTTTATCGTCACTTTCTTCATACCTTGCAAGTGTTTCATCCATACTCACCTTTGTCACTTTCATCCCGTCCCTTGTAAATTCCTTACGGACGGCACGGTAAAAGTTTTCGGGTTCGTTGTCATTAATAAAATCCAATGCACCGACTCCCAACTCGGGAAACTCTTTGTAATGTCCCTTTCCCGAAAGTAGAATATCTCTCTGATGCTGCCCCGTACTTTCCCCATAGAGCAAATCCCCTGTTGAAAGGTCGATATCCCCGGTGCCTGTCTGCTGTATATCTATCATGATATCACACATTGAAAGGTTCCTGTGACCGGGCCGCCCATAGGCGGGGCCACCAATCCGGAAGTGTATGTAATCTGCATCCCTTTAATCGCCTCGACAAGCGTATCAGCTATTTTTTCCGCTACCTTGTCCAATGCCTCCTCGCGGTTTTCCTGTTGTTCCATAACCTGGGTAAATGCCGATTTGATACCGGCTTTAATCGTTGCTTTCACCAATGGCATATCTATTCCTCCAAATAATTATTCAAATCCTGTTGTATCTTCACAAAGTCCGCCATGTTTACAGGCGGTCCGCTCGGACCTACTCCGGTTGTTACGGTCAGTTCCCGGATGGCGGTAATCAGATCATCCAGGGTCTTTTTCAAACCTGAATTCCCCCTGGAAAGCGTAACCCCGTTTGTCGTAACCCTGACGGTTGCCTGTTCGACCCGAAGGGTCAGGCTCCCGGCATCAATAGTGGCGGCAACTTTATCCGCCTTGGACAATTGAATTGTCTCTTTATCCACTGTCAGGGAGACATCCCCTGTGGTAAGGAACACCTTGTCAATTTCCGTATATTGGCAAACAAACAGTTCGTTACTCTCCCCGATGCGACATACAAGTACCATACTTCCCACTTTGGGGATAAACGCGAATCCCTTCAGATCCGGATTGGCCAGTGCCCGGAGCCGTACATCGAAATAGTCCACCGGACCATCCCGCTCCACCTGGCAGGTAAATTCCGCTTCGTCCACCTTTCTGACTATAGCGGGAAAGACAAAGTCATTGCCTTGCTGGGCGTAAATCTTACGCCGGATCTCTTCTATGTCCCTGCTCATACTTTAATACCAATTTCAACACTCCTGCGTGCACCACCGGTGCCGAATGTCGTTTCCGTACTTTCGATATAATAGTTACCGCTCCTCTCCTGATATATGGGATCATCCAGGGCGGCCACCATTCCCGGCAGCGCGTACGGGAACAGGAAAGTCTCGATCTTACCCCGGTATCCGTCAAAAGAGTGGCGCTTGAGTTCCTGCCCTGCCAGACTCTTCAATTCCCCCGCATCCTTTACGTCATAGAAATAGAGTGTTTTTGTCTCGCCCCCTTCCTGTCCGATTTCTCCCTCTATCCTGGTTCCGTCCTTGTAATAGCAAACGGCCTTGACCTTCAGCTTCACATCCTGGGCAAACTGATACTTCAGGTCATCGTCCCTGATCACGTTGTAACGAAGGCGGTACTTTACGGTCTCCGCCTGTACGTCATATGCCTTGCCCGCGTATAAAGCGCCTTGCAGATCGAAAAAGACGGTCAGCCCGTACTCTTTCTTAAGAAGTCCCAGAACCCAGCTTCCCGGCTTATTGTTTATTACGAAATTCTTCAGGGTCAGGTCTGCACAATACGCAATTTTTATATCCGGTAAAATGGTATTCAAACACTGTTTTAATGTCGTTTCCTTTTGAGAAAACAGACAGTTTTTCCAGCGTGTGAGGTAATATTCATCCTCGCACTCGATCTCAAGTGGGACCTTGTAGTTGAGCCGTTTGACATATCCGGTAAACTCGGTATTGAAACGCCCGTCATACCCTAAACGAATTTCCACCCTCTGACCGACTTTGATAGCCGTGGCGGTCTCTATGTGTGCCGGCGGCTCTCCCGTATGTTTAAGTACGGCGGTAACGGGCAGTTTGATAACGGCTGTGGCGGCAAGGTTATAGATGCTTCTTTTGATCCTCACCTCGTGCACGGATTTGAAGGATACACCGCCGATTTTGATTTCAGAGCAAAGTACAAGCATGGTTATTCAATTATTAATTCGAAATTCCGGTCCGTAACCAACTCCATTTTTATAGTCTGATAGGTTTCGGTTCCCCTCATATCGGAAAGCTCGATGCTTTTAATGACCACCCTGTCATCCTCCTCCAGAAAGATGTCCGTAAGTGCGCATTTAAGCGTTACCGCTTCATTGATATTATAAAGTTCATTGATTTCAGAGAGGATCTCTTCCGGAAAATCTCCGGCCACCGCGGCTCCCTGAATACTTATCTCGTAATCGTCCAGATTGATCAGTTCCTTAACCGATCCCCGGCGTCCGACCATCGGGGTTTCCACAATGGTTTTCTTTCCGGTAAAGGAGATAAAGGCATTAGGTATCTCATACTCCTTTCCCTTATGCTGTAAAACCACCGGCAAAAAGTAGTACCGTCCCTGTGCATCCCTTTTACGCAGGACAGATCCCAAGGCGGAATGTGTTTTTAAACGGTTCTCCTCCTGCGTACACTCAAACTCCCGTCCGGTTTCCCCGTCTCTCTTTATTCCGGGTAACCAGAGGCCCGGATAAGGCAGCCCCTTATACCCGATCACATCCAGCAGCGCGTCTTTGATATTAAAAACTCCCATGGTTATACGTTATAAATTTCATTCAACAAACTGATCATTTCCCTGCGGACCGTATCCTTTCCCATATCGTCCATTTGCTGTATGTGGATCACAACCTGATCACAAATCCTTTCCACCCGTACCTGCTTTCCCGTTTCACGTATGGTTTCCCTGTCAACCTCCCTTGTCCTTTCTTTTACCAGACGGTCCGATTCTATCTTATAGATTTCGGTGGAAGGTGCCGGTACGGATACCGTTTGCGGTATGGAAACCCGGGGAATTTCGACAGCGGGCCGCAGAGGGCGGGCAAGAGTAAATGCAGGCATGGGTGACATTTGCCCTTTCGCCGGAATAACTGTTCCGGAGGATTCACCGGTGACTGTCCGGTCCGGGGATGAATCCGCCTGTGCGGCAGCCGTCATCTGTCCCGGTGTCAGGCTTAAAGCCAATGGCAATGCGGCGGTTGCGGCTATCCTGCGCACGTTAAGCATGATATCCTTGAGAAAGTCCCGGTTATCGGCCGGATATTCCTGGGCCCCCTCTGTTTTTTTAGTGGCATCAGCCACTACAGCCGGTACTCCGGACAATTTTGTATCCGGCTTATTGCCGGATGGAAGCTCCGGTACGGACAAGGCCGGATTTAGTTTTACGGAAACTATTTTACGGGTTGCCGCAGTATAGGTTGCCGATTCGTTATAATTTTGACCGGGACTTCCATCACCCAGCTTCAGGACCTTTTTGACTTTCGCTCCCTTTGTAGCTTTCTGTAACTTCTTCATCAGGGCGTCATAATCCACGTTCATGGCATCATTTCCGGGTAACTGTGGAAACAGTTCGTCTGTGGGTGAAGCCTGTTGTTTTCCGATTTGAGAAGCTTTCCAGCTTTCCGCCCCTTTACTCTGCCCCTTCTGCCAGGCTTTCTCCCATTGCCCGTCTTTTGCCACTGTAAACCCCACAGCCAACGGGTTCAGTTTTACCGTTCCCGAGGCGATATCCTTAAACCCCTGTTTGGCCGCGTCAGCAGCCTCACTGAAGTTTCCTTTTACAAGAGAAACCAATGCCGAACACACATTCCCTATCCCTGAAAGTACCTGTTTGAAAGGATGTACCACCGCATCTATCAGGGCGCGTCCAAACTCCTTGATAACCTCCCAAAGCCCGAGGACGACTTTACGGAATCCCTCAAAGCGATTCCAGAGGGCCACGACAACGGCCACAAGTGCACCAATGGCCAATACGATCCAAGTAAGCGGACAAGCCAGGAAAGCCCCGTTCAACGCCCATTGCGCTCCGGTAAGGAGCCATGTGGCCCCTGCCTGGATCCCGTCCCAGACAACTTTGGCCTTGGTCAGCAACAATACGGAATTGGTACGGGCATAATTCAGGAGAAGGGCTGCGGATAAGGCCCCTATGGCAGCAGTGAGCCCCCAAACCAACGGGTTACCCTGTTGAAGCCGGACAAACCACCATGCAAATAACTGGCTGACCGTATCTATGACGGCCGCCACCCCGCTTAACACGATGCTGACCACATCCAGCCCCGCACTTATCAGGGGAAGTATGAAGCCCCCTATATCCGTACCGATATTCTTAAACTGGTCCCATACCTGTGTGGCTTTCTGTACGGCGTTTGCAGAGAATCCCAGAGCCTTTTGGGTCTCCCCGGCAGAGCCCATGACATCGGTCATGGATTCCCGCAACTTGGTAATGTCAGAGGTCATAATGGCAAACGCATTCTTTGCCTCCTTATCCACCAGTCCGAGTTTTTCCAACAGGGAGGACTTCTGTTCATCGTTTAATGCCCCCATGACCCTCTGCAAGTCGGAAAAGATATCCACTACGCTGCGGATCTTCCCAGCCTGGTCGAAAACCTTGATTCCGGCTTTTTCCATCTTTCCGCGTACATCCGCACGCCCCAGCACGGAAAAGGCATTCTCCATCAGGACGGAGGCACGTTCTGCCGACTGCCCTTTACCGGTCATGTAGGCAAAAGTTCCGGCTACCTGCTTGAAGCTGATCCCCAGGTTGCTGGCACCGGCTATCAGGTTGGGCATGTAACGGGCAAAATCCACAAATTCTCCGGCCCCGACACGTTTGGCGGCAAAGAACGTATCCAATACCTCCATGGCCGTGGTGTTCTCCTTACCGACGATGGACAGGGTCTGTGCCAATGCTCCCGAAACCGTATCCAAATCCGTAAACCCGGCTTTGCTCCCTTTCAATGAAGCATCGAGTATGGACAGGGAGAGGTCCACGTCGTTCACCTGGGAATTGATCTTTTCGAATCCCACTGGAGCAACCAGGATATCCGTTTTGTTTTCCCTGGCCACTTGTTTGAGCTTATCCTTGAGCCTGTCCAATGATTCCCCTTCCAGCTGTGCGGTAATGTTTACTTTAGCCATTCCTTCATCGAAAGAGAGGGCGGACTTTCCCGCGAACCCGATTGCTGCCGCACCCGCTACCAACGGATTACTGATAAGGCTGCTCCCCGGTATTGCGGAAAAGGCTTCCTTGCTCCATTTGCTGAACTTGCTTCCTTCCAGGGACTCCAGTCTGGTTATTTCCCGGTTCAGGGTCCTGATCTCCCGGTTATACGCTTTCAGGGAATTAACCTCGCCGGAAGGGATCCACTCCCTTTCGGCCTGTAACAAAGCGATCTTTTCCCGTAAGGCCCCCAGGGTACGTCCCGTTTCATTGAATGTCTTATTTACCGACAGGCTCTTTCTCTCCAAATCGGCAAACCGTCCCAGCATCCTGTCGGAAGTGACGGTGATATTACCTATTTTGGAGGAAATTTTATCCTGAAGACTAAATATGTATTCAATTGTATTGCCCATACGGGTTCTTATTCTTGCTTGGTTGTTACTTTCTTATGACCATATCGATATCAGCCGATCTTGCCTGCCTGCATGACAGCCAATGCCCATTCCGACATCCGTACCTGATGCGCCCATTCCTGGTCCGACAGCTTGTCGGGATCCATATGCAGCACAGAGCGGATAAGGGTGTCCGCCATAAACAGCCAGCTGCCCTTATCCTGTATCTGTGTACCCGTCAGAGCTTTTTTAGCGTAGCCTCCTTCACCTCGATAATTTCGGCGAGCTGGGCAGAGACTCCCAGGAACAAGGCATCATCTTTCTTGATCACTTCATCTCCCTCTATCCAGCAGTTATTCAAAAGAACCTCGTTGTATTTCATCGGGTCTGTCTTGCCGATAACGGCCGCGGCCCCCAGCGCCTTACGCGTGGGTTTCTTCAAGTAGGCCACATGACCGTCCACTTCCACACGGTATACGTCACCATACGCCTCTTTCCACTCTGCAATTTTCTGCTCGATTGTCTTTTCTTCTTTCGTTTCCATGTTCTTTTCATTCAATTGTCGGGAACGCAACCCGGAATCCGGGAACGCACCCTGGGTTTATATTCTTATGTTATAAAACGTTGGATACCACGTCCAGGGCGATAAAGGGCAAGGCCACTTCCATCTTCAAATCTCCCTCTTTCATACCGCGGGGGATCTCCGTAAAGGAAACACCGATAATCTTGTCGGTAGTGACCACACCGCTGGCGGGCACATATGAAACAATGACGTCAAAACTGATATCCGAGATATCTTCGTAACCTTTCTCCTGTGCCGCCCGGTCCAGGGCGATAAGTTCGCTTTGTAACAGGGTAATTGTTCCCTCGTACTCCTTTTTCCCTCTTTGTATGCCCCGGGCTTTTCGTCCGGAAGCAAACAGCGCCTCCATCTGGGACTTTACCTTGTACTCAACTCCCCGAAGGCCGGTGACTTCGCGTCCGAGCAGCACAACGATAATATCCGCCCAGACGTATTCATTTGAATTAAAATTCACTTCCATAATGTTAAGCTGGATTTTTAAGTGATAAATTGACTGTTATTTCCCGGAGTGTGGCAAGTGGAACAATTGTACAGGTAATATCCATTCTTCCGTTAGCCAGGACATTTTGTTTGGGATTAATGTAAGCCGAGAAAGAACTGATCTCTCCGGCCATGCCCGTATTTACCGCACGGATGATATTGGCCTCGTACCCTTTGCAAACGGGAGTGGAAATGGTACCGTCCTTTGCATCCACCTGAATATTGTCCAGGATGTCATCAATATAGGTTTGATACGCAATCACCATCGCTTTGTCAATGACACGGCCGGAAGAGAGGAAGCAATAATCATCCGATACGGCTGTGGCCATGGCATCACCATTCAGGTAGTAACCGTTTTTCCCAACAAAGCTGCGATAGAAAATGTAACCGGCATCATCCAGTTGCGGCCAGTGCCCGTAATGTTCCCGGGGCGTCTTTCCATCAGTCAGAAAGCCGTCCCCGGCAATAGCACCGCTCCGTACCCGTCCCAGATTCTGGTGGACGGATATTTTTGCGGCCCGTCCGAGCACTTGTCCGATAGCGGCACTGTAAAGCTTGCTGCTGCCGAATTTTCCATCGGAAGCCAGGACCACAGCAACCCGGTTGTAACTGCCCTGGCGGGGTTGATACAGGCCAGAGGTATCTCCGTTCCAACCGATGGCCGGCAAAAACAGGCGGAACGGCGCCAGTTGTGAAAGGAAACTCTCGGCAACATTCTGAGCCGCCTGGATGGCTGTCTGCACATCCGTATCCAAACCGTTCTCTACCGTGGGAGAATACTCTGCCGGCGGATTACGGTTAATACCTACCAGGCGGATACGTCCGGCCGCGGAACCGACCAGTTTTTTCAGGGGGGAGTCCTCTGCCGTGGCACACATCTGTGTCAGTGTGGTAGCTTCGCTTACCACAATCAGATGCAATTCCGCACCTTCCCCGGCAGTCGCATAAAATGCCGTAAGTTCCTTATGCAGTAGCGGATTGGTATCCTGCTCGATACCCAGTTTTTTTAAATCGGTTGTACCGGAGAGGACATAGACCTTATTGAGGTCAAGTTTCTTGGATACGGCCGTTCCGGTAAGGACCAGCCCGGCAACACCGTCATCGGAAAGGGCGATTTGCCCCATGTTTCCGTTGCCGATAACTATATTTACGTTGGGTAAACTCATCTTATTATTGATTAATAGGTTTGTAACTTGCCTTTCCCGATGCTTTGCTGATGTGCTTCGGCGGCCTTTGGATTATCCGGGAAGACAAGACTGTCTCCCGTTACATAAAACGTCCGGGTATGCGGATAACAGGTGCGGTACTGCCCTAAAAAATCCGGTTCCGGTTGTTTTACGGGTTCAGCCACTGGCTGGGGGTCTTCTTTATTCTTCATGATTGAAACTTTTTAAATGCTATCCGGGCCGTTTGACAAACATCCGTACCGGAAAGGATATAAATAGAACCAAAAGTGCGATTTGTCCTGTTCGTATCCAGAACCACTGCCAACCGGTCGGTTGGCACTTCTGTTCCCTTACCTGCGTTTCCTGTCCCCTGCGTGTCAGTTCTTCCTGTAGCAGAATGACCTCCCGTGCCAGGGAGTCACACGTTCCGGTAATGTCTATTGAATCATTTGCCCTTTTGGTTACGGTTATCGTAGCCTGTCCGCTTTTAGTGCTGTAACCCGCCCCTTGCGGCAATGACGCTAATTTAGCCGAAGGTATCCTCAGCTTCGCCACGCTTGGCGGGACAGGTGCCAGGGTCCTCTCGAACTTTTTTATGCTTTCCAGGCTGTCTCGATAGTGGGTCATGCTCAACGCACTCGGACTTTTGCAACTCGTCCCGCACAGGACAATTAATGGAAAAAGGACAATCATTAGCCTTTCCCACGGCTTTACGTAAACGCACCATTTCCCTTCTGATCGCATTGATCTCTGTTTTTAAAGGTTCTACCACTTGTTCCATCAGGATGTCCATCGCGGTTTTCACGTTTTCCAACTCGTCACTGCGGGTTTTGGTCTGTGTTCCCGCCACTTCGGCACGCAATTTTTCGACTTCCTGACGGTATTTTTTCGTATCCGTCCAATTCTTGAGACCTCCGGCAGCCACGATACCCAGAATGATTTCGACGCTAAGCCGGAGTATATCAAGCGTATTCATCTAATTCCGGATGCCTATTGATTGTAACCACTCCTCTACATCGAACGAGGGACATGCCTTGGCCGCAAGCCGGTTATGTCCGATGATCTTCACCCCGGGAAAACGGTGGTGAAAGTCTTTGACGTATTTCTCCATGGCTTTGAGTTGTGCCGCAGTACGGGTATCTTTAGGAGTCCTTCCGTCGCGGGACATCCCACCGGCGTAGACTATATGGCGGCTGACACCGTTATAGCCCGTAGCCCCATTGGTCACTTCCCAAGGGTCCACGTTTGCGTCCTCGTTATTCTGCACCAAACGCTCTACGGTCCCGTCAAGCTTGAACAGGTCCGTATATCCGACCTGTTTCCAGCCACGCCCGCCCTTCCCGGTCGGGTTCGTGTGCCACGCCTTGATGTCAGCGGCTGTGACCTCACGTCCCTCGGGCGTGGCTGTACAGTGGATAAGCAAATATTTCATCCTGCTCATGGCTTGGCCTGGCTAAGTGACACGGTAACGGTTTTGGAAGGGGTGTCTTTCAGGGAAATTACCAGGCTGCCTGTTTTAACTGTTGAACCGGAATTGGCCTGGGCCGTAACGGATACGGTATTTCCCTGAGTGCTGACTGCAAAACCTTCCGGAGCTTCCGATACGGTAAATTCGCCCGATGCGGTAACTGTCAGTGCCTTGGTTTCACCACCGGATGCAAATGAAAGAGTTTTGGGAGAAACGCTCAAAGAGGGTTCAGCCCCCTGGCGTGTATCCAGGAGCACCACTTCCTCACCAAAAGCCACGTTGGTGTCGGCTTTCATCAGCATCTTGAAAAAATATTTCTCCCCTGCATTGGTCAACTTGTCGATCTTGATGGTAGAGAAGTCATTGACAAGGCTGACACCCGCCCAGAGGTTGGTGGTAAGGTCCATTCCCGTCACAGTTGCCACAATCACTCCCTCGGGCCAGTCGGCCAGGGCTTCGATGGCCACTCCCTTGAATCGTTTGGCATTGGTGGAAGTGGGGTCCGCACCCTTATTGGGAAGTGCGGTCAATTCGTCATCGTAGGTGTCCGCATCTTCCACGCTCATAATAAAACGCAATCCCCTTGCCGAACGGATGGCTTTGGGAATAGCCTTGTAAACCAGACGTAACTTGTCGATTATACCCGCTTGTGGAGCCAGTTTGGACTTGTCCGGACGAATGACGTCACCGTCAGCAAGGATACGGGTGAGAATACCGTCAAAAAACTGGTCCGCACCGTTACCGTGGACGCCATTGATGAAATGGTATCCCAGTTCAAAGTCTACCGCATTGGCCATCTCCTCCAACAAAGCGTTCTGGGCGGATTTAGGCAGTTCTCTGAACACGAGTTCGCCTGAAGGTTGCCACTTCCGCCAGATACGCTCAAAGGAACGGGGATTGAAAGTGGTAAATGCCATGAACTCTTTGGGCTCCAGCACTTTTTCATCAATGTTGAAATCTCCTTTGCTGTCCGACTCAACCGGTTGCTCCTTACGTTTCTGGAGCATTTTCCCGGCTTTCATACGGGGAATGTAGAACTTGTCGTTCACATTCGGCTCCAGTCGGATAAGGCCTCTTGAGACAAGCTGGTTACCTGTGGTTGCCTTGACCAGTATCTTGTCAAGCACCTCCCCGCTGTATGCACTCTGAATATTAATTGCCATAATTGATTTGTTTGATATGATTATTGATTTGACTCTTCGATCTGGCGGAAACGCTGTTGCCAGACATTGTTTTCGTCCGTTTGCGAAACGGAAGGCTGCTGTACGCCGGTACGGGCATCCAGAATCTTTTTGGTACGCTCATAATCCTTTTCCGCCAGGGCTATATAGTCCTCTTTTTCCGAAGCGGTGATCTTGTATGCTTCCACAGCGTCATCCACAAGTTTCACGATAGCGCGCTGACGCTCGGCGGCTTCTTTGTCACGATAGGCCCGCAGGTCCTCCTCCAACTGCTGTTTTTCACTGCGGAGAGTTACCACTTCACGGTCCAGGTCTCTTAAACGGAGAATCTCCTTTTTCACCTCACTGTCTTCCTTGTCGCGAAGCCCCAGCAAGTCTTTCATCTCTTTTAATTCCATATGATTGTCTTTATGTATGTTTTCCAATAATGGAAGCAGGAAGTTATCCCCGCTGTTATCACTCAGGCAGATTTCCTTACCGTCGCAGGCGTCAAACAGCCGTACCGCATTCCGGTTGCTGCCGATATCCACAATGGAGACCTCACGCAACTCGCATTCGATTATGGTCGGACGGCGCTGCCCCTGTACGATTACGGAAGTATCGTCACTGGAGGTAATCACATCAATGCTGACACTGCACATATTAATAATGCCCTGCTCCACCTTGCTTTTTATCCTTTGGGCAAAGCCGTCTTTCTCGTCAAAAACGGCATCTCCAAGTAACTTCCCCTGTTCCACACGGAGGTTTTCCCACTTTCCGATGGGCAGGATCTGGTCCTGTTTGTCACTCCATGCGCGGGTGTGGTTCCACAGCATGACGGGATTCTTTAAAAAGTTATCCAGCCGGATACCCTCTGTCAGTACACGGGTGCCGTAACTGTTGACACTTTCGTCGCTAAGTACAAATGTTAATGCCATAAATGGGATCTATTCGTTAAAACTGATGCAAGGATACGGCGTTAAAATCGAACTCTCAACTAATCGGCTTAGGGTTAAAAGGAATACTTCAAGCTTTGGAAACTAATTAGTTACACGCATATTTTATACTAAACTTTGCCCTAAAGTAATATGCGTATGGCAAAGGAATATGACAATAAGCGCAAGATTGCGCATCATTATTATGTGGAAAAGAACTACACGGCCAAACAGGTGGCCGAAATGCTGGACATCACTCCCAAAACTGTAGGGGAGTGGGTCAGGAAATACGCCTGGAAACAAGAGAGACAGGCCAGGGAGATATCCGTCAGAAACCGCGAAGAGAACAGGGACCAGGTACTCTCAGACCTGGCAACGGACCGCAGAAGGATACGGGAACTTATCATGGAACAAGAGGCCTCTCCACAACCGGACAGGGAATTGATAAGGGAACTGCGTAAACAGATATCCCGGATAGATGATGCGGTGAGCAAGTGGAACAAGGCACGTATCACAGCACAGAAAGACGAGCGGGTTCCACTGGATATTTATCTACAGGTCATGGACAATATTTTCGACTCCTTGAGACTCTTCGATATGGAACTCTATACCCGGACCCTGGATTTCCAGGAGCAACACATCTATCAAATATCTAACAACAAATAGCAGATGGCACTTACACAAAGCGAGAAGCAGGCCAGAGAACGCTATCTGGAGAAACTCAAATTTGCCAGGAGCGGTTCCCGGGTGAATCCATTCGAATCCAAAGAAGAGCAACAGGCAGCCATCAGGAGGGCACAAAAAGACGTGGAATTTATGGTGGAGCGTTATCTGCCGCATTATGCCACCAGCAAGTGCGCCCCCTTTCAGAGCAGACTGGCCAACAGGGTGGCACGGGATCCGCAGTGTATGGAACTGGTACGTTGGGGAAGAGGATTGGCAAAATCCGTTTGGTGTGACCTGATCATTCCCTTATGGTTATGGATGCGCGGGGAATCCGTATACCTGGTTATTGTAGGTAACAACCAGGATAAAGCGGAACTCTTACTGGCCGATATTCAAGCGGAATTTGAAGGAAACCCGCAGCTGATCAAAGATTTCGGGGAACTAAAACAGAACGGAAGCTGGGAGTATGCCAACTTCCGTACAGCGGACGGGAGGTTCATGGGAAAGGCCATCGGTATGGGAACCTCTCCCCGGGGACTAAGAATCGGAGCTTTGCGTCCCAACCTGCTGGTGGCCGATGACCTGGAGGATAAGGATACCGTGAAGAATCCTGCACGGCAGGACGAAGTGGTGCAATGGATAGAAGCCGACCTGATTCCGACAATGGACGGGCCGGTACAGCGTTACCTGCACCCCAACAATGATTTCGCACCGCGTACCATTCAGAACCAACTGGAAAAAAGGCATCCCGACTGGCACGTCGATATAGTCAAGGCATATGATAAAAAGACCTACGCGCCGGTGTGGCCACAAAAATATGATAATCAATATTACCGTATGCTTGAGAAAAAACTGGGAATTATCGCGGCACATGCCGAGTTTCTGCATGAACCTCATGTACAGGGGAAAGTATTCACCGACGATCTCTTCCAGTGGGCGCCGCCACCGAGAATGAATTCATTCAAGATACTGGTAGGGCATTGGGACGTGGCCTATTCAGGAAACAATGACTACAATTCCATACCGGTATGGGGATTGCATGGGACCGATTTCTGGAAAATGAAAAGCTTCTGCCGGCAGTGCAAGATGGAGGATGCCGTCCGCTTTATGTATGATTACGAGAGCACATTGCCCAAATCCGTAATGATACATTGGAGAGTGGAGGAACAGTTCTGGAACGATCCCGTAAGGCAAGCCATAGAGGCGGTGAGAAAAGAGCGGGGAAAATGGCTCAACATCTCGCTGGTGAAACGTTCGTCGGTCAAAAAGTTCGACCGTCTGATGTCCATGCACCCCTATTATCAGAACGGGCGGATCTATTATAACGAGAACGAACGGTACAACAGTGGTTTTGTGGAAAGCACTTCACAACTCAAGGGGATAGAACCCGGATACCGCTGTCATGATGACGGACCGGACTCGGACCAACAGGCTCTGGAGTACCTGGCACAATTTGTCAGTTATGAAAGCGGAACACGGGAGGAGGACATTGAATTCGGGGACATGCGTCGCCGCAACAGATATTAATTTAAACTTGGAAAGATGAGTTTTATCACCAAAAAGGATTTGCGCATCGCAATACGCGAATACCAGTTAGATGAAATAACCGAAGCGGACGACACGCTGGTGGAGATAGCCATCAGCCATGCTATCGGGGAAATGAAACCTTACCTGCACCGTTATGACACAGGCAGGCTTTTCGCTACAACGGCAAACCAGCGCCCGGACATCCTGGTACGTTTCGCCGTGGACATAGCTATTTTCGAACTATGCAGCATCGCACTTCCGGACCAGGACCTGGAGAACAGAAGGGCGCTTTATAAGCGGGCCATAGGATGGCTAAAAGAGGTGCGGGATAACGATATCCCCACAGAACTGCCCTTTAGAATCACGGGAACAGAACTGGAACCGGCCCCTGATAAACAGATCACATTCGGAAGTAACCCCAAACGTAACAATTATTATTAACCATGAATAAGAACAGAAACAAGAACGGTGCCGTGCAGACCGCAAAAAAGGGAGGAAGGGTGCCGGAAGAGCCCGTCATCATATTGGAGGCACCCAGAAGGGAAGGGTTCGACATCGGACGCTGGAGAACGGCCATCAAACTGGCGGAAGATCCAAAGGAACCTGATTATACGCTGTTGTATGACATCTTTAACGATATCATGCTGGATTCGCATTTAACCTCCATCATCAACAAACGCATCGACCATATCAAGGGAACCCCGCTCGTGTTCAGCCAGGAAGGGAAAGAGAACCCGATGGTCAGCGCACTGATCGGCACACCGTGGTTTGACGAAATGCTCGAGGATTTGCTTTGTTCAAGATTCTGGGGGTATACCGCTTCCTGGCTTGACCTGAACAACGGTACTTTCCGTAAATACCAAATGTATGACCGCAGGCATATCAAACCCTTAAAAGGGATGCTGCTGGTCAAACAGGATGACAGGGACGGAATAGACATTGCCCGGCCTCCCTATGACAGGTTTATTATTACGGCGGGAAAGCCAGGGGGTTTCGGACTGCTGATCAAAGCCGTACCATGGGTGCTGCTTAAGCGGGGGGATGTGAGTGACTGGGCCACTTTTAATGAACTTTTCGCCATGCCTTTCAGAAAGGGAACCTATCCACAGTTCAGCAATGACGCCAAACTGATCATGGAACAGGCCATGAAGTCCTCCGGAAGTGCCGGTTATGCAATTGTGCCGGAAGGGTTTACCCTGGAATTTATCCAGAACACCTCCAACGGAAGCACAACGGCTTATATGACGCTGGCGGAGTTTTGCGATAAACAACTCTCCAAACTGTTCCTGCAATCCACCATGACTGTGGAAGCGGAAGGGGGACAATACAAAGGAGAGGTGCATGAAAGAAGTGAAGAGGGGGTGCATAAAAGTGATGAAAGATACCTGCTGGGAATCCTCAATACCAAATTCAGGGAATTGTTGGCTACGCACGGGTTTAACCCCGGGGAAGGAAGGTTCACCTATGTACCCGAAAGTCATATCTGCCTGGAGAAAAGGATGGATATGGATTTGAAACTGGCAGAAAAAATAGTCATCCCGCCCTCTTACTGGTATGAAAAATACAATATGCCCATACCGGAGGGAGGGCCGCAATACATAGCACCGCAAACATCTCCCGCAGGGGAAGGGGCACAGGTTCCGGTACAAAACCACAGGGACCTCACTGAAGAAGGCGGGCAGCCGGCATTTTATGATCCGCGGCCGAAAAGACGCATCAGGGATTTATTGGATTTTTTTTCATAAGCCCCCGTGAAGGGGGCATGTACGCAGATATATACAACCTGTATAAATGCCGGTGCGGAGTCTGTCTCAACAGGGAAAAAGGAAACGCGGGTATGACTTTCTCGTTGGGGGAGGAATTGAAGGATACCATACTGAAACGGATTTACGGGGGATTCGATGTTAAAAGGAATATTGATCCGGATTTATACAAATATACGGTCAATGCCCTGGACCAAGCGGTGGATAAGGGATTCTCCGGAGTCCAGGACCTGCAAGCGGAGGAAGACTTTATCAGGGAACTGAAACATAACAACGGGGTATTTGCCGCTTTTAAGACACACCGCCAGCAGAATGACCTGCATAACCTGCTCACTGACGAGGAAGGCGGTCTCAAGAGTTTTGCCCGCTTCAAACAGGATACGGAACCGGTAATAGGAGCCTACAACACAGACTGGTTGCAAACGGAATACACCACTGCCATCAAACGTGCGCGTACAGCGGCCGAATTCAGGACATACGAACGGGAAAGCGACCTGTATCCGAATGTCAAGTGGCTGCCTTCCGCCGCCGTGGAACCAAGGGATGCGCACAGGCCTTATTACGGAATGGTCAGGGCTTTGTCCGATCCCTTTTGGAAAAGCACCTATCCGGGATGCTTGTGGGGATGCCAGTGCGGCACGGCCAATACGGACGAAAACATTACCCATGGCCCTGGGGTAACGCCGAATAAGGAAACAAGACCGGAAAGAGGGCTGGAGCAAAACCCCGCATACAGCAGGGCCTGTTTCAGTGACAGGCATCCATACAGGACCGATGCTTATCCGGGTGCCGGGAAAGCGGTGGAGAACTTCATGGAAAAGCAGGAGATAAAACAGCAGCGGGCGGATATCCGTAAATGGGCAAAGGAGAACCTGGCGGAACGGACTGTACAGGCACCGGGGATCAGCAATCCGGTCAGGTTTACCATGTCCGGAATAAAGGAGGCTATCAACCAGCCCCATAAGTTCCTCAAGGAAAAGAACGAGGCGCTGAAAAATATACGGGAACTCATTCGGGACGGTAAATACGTTAAATACGCTCCTGACGAAAAAGAAAATCCGATGGTGGCAGGCTATCATTTCATTGAGATACCCGTTGCGGGAAAGAAATCATATGCCGTTATCAGGGAGCTGTTAAACGGGCAACAGTTGTTTTATTCCATCGTGGAGAAAATCAAGAAAAAGTAGAAAGTTGCCCAAAGAAGCAATCGGGGAATAGGTACCCCGGAAGTTACTTGGCCCTTACACGCAACAAGAGGGAGATAAAGAACTTGCCAAAGGATGTGCAATCCGATACAGTCTTCTTTAAATCCCTCCTGATTTGAATACAAAGATACGATTAAAAAACAAATGCACAAGCATTTCATGTTAAAATACCATTTAAACGGTGATCGAATATGCCTCAAACACCTGATGTTACAGAGATGATCGGCCAAAGGCTTAAACAAGCGGTCCGCCTGATCGAGTATGACCTGCCACGCATGGTCGGAAAAACAGCCCGGGACCATTTCCGGGACAACTTCCGTCAGGGAGGTTTTGTTAACGGAGGGCTGCACCGGTGGAAAGACGTCAAGAGAAGGGATCCGGACAGTAAATGGTACGGATTCGAATACAAGGCCGAAAAGCGGACATCCTACAAATTCAAACGGGATCCCAAAACCGGAAGGACCCGGAAGGCGGACAAACAAAAGCAACTGAATTTTTCTCCCACGGCTACCAGGCGCCCCGTATTGCTTTCCAAACGTCTGGAACTCATGCGCAGCATCACCAGCAGGCCCGGGCGGGGATGGGTGGCCATAACCACGGACAAGCCTTATGCCGGCGTACAGAACCACGGGGGGATCATAAAAGTGTTCGGCAAACATCCGGTGAAGCTACCCGCCAGACCATTTATCGGCGCGAGCAGGGAACTGGAAAATGAAGTAACCCGCCTGGTAAGGAAAGAACTTGACCGGGTATTTAAACAATAAAGACAAATGGAAGAGATTTTAAAGAAAGTGATGCAACGGCTCAGGGAAGAGGTGCCAGAGCTCAAATGGATTGATCTGAACATAGGACAGATGATGATGGAGACCCCGCCGGTGGATTACCCGTGCGCGTTGATAGACGTGCCACGGGCTGAATATTCCGACGCATCGGCAGGGATGCAGGTGGGGAAAATGGTATTGGAAATAGAGCTCTTTTTTATAGTACGGGCCCCTTCGAGCATGGCGGCACCCGCGCAACTCAGGGAACAGGCGTTTGCGCATTACAGCATCACACAAAAAGTATACCGTGCATTACAAGGGTTTTCCGGAGAGTATTTTTCAAAACTGACACGAACAAGCGCCTACAGGAATAAAGAGTATTATCCCCGTGGAATGAAACTCCTGTTTGAATGCTCCATAAAGGATGTTACGGCAATGGCCGCCAAAATTAAAATTACCCCGCAAGCCGGGATACACATCGGTATGGCCGGGACATCAGAATAAAGACGGTTGGGACTCCACTGGGGATTTCAGCTTGTTAAGCTCCTTGCGGGCAGGAACGCCCAGATAGTTGTAAAAGGTCGAAATGGAAATAAGAAAACGGGGGTAAATGACATGGTCGTAAACCCATTTCTGAGTAACGCCACGACGGGTATGTTCCAGCGTAATACGCTGAATCTCGCAAATACGTTCCAGTTTATTTCGCTTATTATAACTCATGCCACAAAAATAAAGGCTTTCACATAAATATTCACTATAAAAAGTACAAAAACTCAAACAGCCCTGACATTTTGTGCAGGGCTGTTTGGGCACTCAGAACCGATCGACCGGATAAAAACGGTCATTCCAGGCGTTTACAAATTCACGTTCCGTGATGATTTCGATATCAGTCATACGGGGATTCTCTGAAACAAAACATTCCGCTTGCTCAAGAGTAGGGAAAGAACGCACCTTGCAATACTTGCACTCCTGGGGAACAAGAATAAAGGCAGAGACGGAGTTTGTACCCAGAGAACCTAAAGCGCCGTTAACACCACATCCTAAGTCATTAGGGATTGGGGAAAAGCCTGAAAAATCGTCCCGATTCATGCTGCTAACTCCCCAGCAGGCAACATTAATTTGAGCAGGTCAGATTCTATTTTACAAAGTTTTTTAGTCTCAATTTGAAAGTTACTTTTACTCATTCTTATATAGCATCTCTTTCCGTTCTTTTTTTGTTTTCAATGTATTTTTTTAATGTCTCTATATAACCAGGAGTATCACTCTTTACATATCTCCAGAAGTCCTCAAACTGAATATACAAAGGTGAACCGTTTTTTATAATTGGATAAACATCCTCTCTTAATAATACATTCTTTATATAGTCAGCATGCGTAACCATATTATCCAATGCTCGGTCACGATCTTTTTTTATTCTATCATATTTAAACTTTTGTTCATAATCACAATACTGTTGTAAATGATATTCCAAATAAGACACCACTTGCTCTAATTCTACAATTCCTTTTTCTTCTTCTTCATTCATATTCTATATTTATAGGTTATGATACAAATATAGTAATTATAATAATAGTACAATAGATTTATCAGTTAATCGTTAATCTTCTGCCATTTGGTAACTTCTTTATCTGTTTGATAAAATTCGTCATCTTCTCTCAAATACCATTTACCATCAATCTGACTATATGTACCAATAGCGTAATGATACATATCGAATTTCATTTTCACTATTACGATTTCTCTGTGTTCTGGAAGGTCATCTGGATTTACAGTTAAATCATGCCAAGCATAATTTTGTTCTTGCATTTCGAGCGCTTTTAATGCGTGGTATTTAGATACAGCCTCATAGTCGCCCGAATGTTCGGATAACTTTACGCTATTGCTCTCTATATAAATTTTTGCATTATTCATTTTTGTACTGTTTTACGTTAAATCGTTCCTAAATCAAACTCTGAATATCTCTTGTTTATTTCTTGTCGCATCCATTCAAGGGTGGCACAATAATCATTAAATCGAGGTGAATTTTCTTCCGGTACATAATCTTCCAGTCTTTTAATCATATCCCGAAGTATCCATGCACGTTTTTTGGTTAGTCTTATTCTTCTGCCAATGATACCCCTTTTGCTCATTTGGTATAAACCTTCTCCAAATGAAAGATATTCTTTACCTTCAATCGTTTTACTCATATTTGTACTTTATCTAAACTATTTCTTATGTTTCAATCGTTTGATAGCGTCTTTCTTTGAGTATGCCATAACTACCTTTCCTCTTATGGTGAACTCCCGTAATTCTTTGACTGAGGATTTAACTTTATAGTTAGGATTAAAGCTCATTCCTTTTTTACGCTTCATTGCATACAGATCGTAATTTTGTGCTACTGCGCACATCGCTGCTGATAGCATTAGTTTTAGTTTATTCATTTACATTATTATTTTTAGAGTTACTACTTGAGCAACCTTAATTGCCCATCTTTTTCCACTTTCCCCTTGACTCGTACTATTTCTTCATCTATCATCTTTTCTTGTCTTTTGCAGGCTGTCAAAGCTGTGGATGTACGAACCTTGAAATAAGATTTCTGTAGTTCCCGTAATTTCACTACAGCGTCAAAAAATTCCCGTGAATTCATTCGTTGTTAGGATTATGCCATTGGACATGGACGCCCAATGGACCGGTTATTATTTCCTGAAAAACATATCCCCACTGATAGATCGTGCCGTATCATCATGTGTAAGACGGATGTATCGAAAAAAGTTCTGCTCCGACCGATGCCCGGTCAAACGCATGATTTCAAGTGTTTTCATCCGTCCTGTCAGATACATATTGGTTGCAGCGGACCGGCGGGCCGTATGACTGCTGATCAATTCCCATTTTTCTTTCGTAACCGTATGCAATTTTCCTGCTTTGGTGAACGAATAGGTAACTTTATCATTCAATCCGATCTCACGCATCACCCGCTTCAAATATTTATTGAAATGCTGAATGCAGAGGTGACAAGGGATATCTCCTTCATACTTTTCAAAAATCTCTTTTACGAAGTCATGGGCCGGAATCTTCACGTCCACGTTCGTCTTCTTTGTTCTTTTTACGATGTATCCATTTACTAAATTTTGATTTGTCAAGGTCGAATAATCAGAATAGCGAAGGGCTGTCAGACATCCTATTACGAAAAGATCCCGTATACGTTCCCGTGCCTTGCGCCTATCCTGATTTTCAAATTTATAGTAGTAGATGCGGGATATTTCATTCATGCTTAAGAATACCGCAAACGCAGGTTCTTCCCGGATATCTACTTCATCGTAAGTCGTATCAACTGCATAATTATATTGACCGGCACGCCTGACAAGGGACTGGATCTTTTGTATATACCCCAAGATAGTATTATGCCTCAATCCCCGGTTCTCCAGATAAGAGATAAAGTCCTCCAGGAACTCTTCAGTGATAGAGTTGGTATATATGTCACAATCATACTTCTCCGAGAACCGGTCAATATGCTTAATTATCGCATCATAGACAGCGGCGTAGTGTTCAGACTTATGTCTGGAGCGCTTTTCAAGAACTTCCCGGATAAAATCTGTGAAGAAGACACCCTCCAGAGGTTTCTCCTGACGGAAGTGGTTTATATAGTCCTTCCTTGCCTGGCGGGAACGGACCGGTTGAATAATCTGTAATGCTTTGGCTGCTTGTTTTATGAATCATTATTCCACTTTATACAATTTGCATCCTGTTTTCTCTTTTACTCTGAACAGGAACTCTGCCGCCCGGTCCGAATCTACAACCAGCTTAACGGCTGTTACCCCCTCCGTCTGAGGACTCTGATAGAGTAAGGAACAGGGTTTATCATAATAAAGCCAGTAGTAGATCAGTTCCGAAAGATAGCGGTCACCGATCTGGACGATATATTTAACCGGTGGACGTTGCATGGCTATCGGGGTATAGAGGATTGATATTCGTCCTCCATTCGTTCAATTTCGGCCATACACGCCGGCCAACCGGGAAAGCCAAACAGGTTTTTATCATCAATATAGCAATGTGCGTACACTTTGTTTCCCCCTTCTCCGTATTTAGCCACATTCTCAGGATTATGGTCATTGATACGGTCGAAAGGTATCTGATGTTCCAACAACCAGTTGATAGCTTTTAGTAGCTGATCACCACAACGGCAGGTCCATATAATTATATAATGTCCCTGTGCATGCAACTTTCTTAATACTTCCCCTGCGTATGGTTGCTCCCCAAGAATAACAGGATAATTACTACGCACAATCGTCCCGTCAAAATCTACCGCTATGATCACGCTTCATCCTCCTCTGATTCCGATTCTTCTTTCTTGTTTTCATATGGGTACACATCCATAATGGGTGTTTCGCTCACGGCTCCAATCTGGTAGTCGGCCATCGTGCCTTTCATGCCTTCATCCAACTTCTTCACGGCGTCCCGAAGGTCGGCAGCCTGTACCAGGACATTGGCCGGTGTACGTTTTTCAACACCGCTTTTTTCATCCAGGACAACAAAGAGCAGTTTGCATTTGAACCAACGGTCGGCCGCCTCTTCGTCACTGAAGAAAAGCTCTTTATAGTTAGCCCGTTTAATATCCGAAACGGTAAACTCCCCGGAAATGAATGGGCTCAGTTCTTCTATCAGCCGGGCTTCGGCCTCAGTGAAACTGAGGGCATCCACCAGATAGGGCTCTGTTACTTTCACGTTCATACCCGCTTCGTTAATCTTTTCGTAGCGGATTTTTCCTTCAAACCAATTGTGCATTGACATAATTTTGATTGTTAAAATGTTATTTGAAATAAATTGAAATCAGTATCCGTCCGGAGCGTTTGATAAAGAGGGCGGTTTCGCCCCCATCTGTTACAGACTCGACCGTAATCTTACTTTTAAGGATCCCTGCCAGGTGCATCTGGTAAATCAGTTGTCCAAGGTCGGAATGGATGGAGGCGAAATCCGCATCATCACCCGTCATACGTTGTGCCATAAGCGTGTGCAGAGCGGAAATGATCCGTCGCAACCACTCCGGACGCTTTTCTTTGGTCAAATTGCATTTGTAAGTAAGTTGCTTCATACTTCCATTGCGCTCATCGACAAGGGCAACGAACGCTCTACATCATTTTCATCCTTGTACTTTACTTCCACAAACTGGCAGGTGGGTACCGGACGGTACGCGTCCTTTATGATCTTGATGCCTTCCAAGAATGTAGGATTCTGCTCCTCGTTTGCCATTTTCTCCAGTTCCAAAACCTTATTGGCTTTCAGCGTACCTTTTTGATCCTTGGCAAGCAATCGGGTAATGGCACCAACCAAGCGGCGCGACTTATCATCCGTAGCCAAAGTTCCGAGATATTCACGCACCTTCTCAATGCCTATTTCCACAGTATCATCCCATCCGTCATTCAAGCGGTTGCCTACTTTGATGGAGCAACGTCCGTTACTGTGCGTCATTGTACGACTTTTGCGATCCATTTTCACCTTGAACAGGCGCTGCTGCATTTCGTCCAGCATGGCGGATTCGGAAAAAATCTGCTGTTTGATGGCAATCATTTCGTCAGATAGCTTTTTTAATTCGCCGAACATGCGCTCTACAAAATCATCGCGCATATCATTGTATGATTGGCGTTCGCGTTGGAGTTGTGCTTCAGTCGCCCGTTCTTCTGCTTCCAGTTGTGCTTTTAATTCCGCCCGTTCTTCCGGGGTTAAGTTCTTAATATCCATAATTTTATTATTTATAGGGTTAATAATTGTAATTTACTCGCTCAAGCTGATTCTGCCTGCGGCTGTTAATCAGTTCTTCCAGTTCTTTTTCTTTCAATCCGATACCGGCCAGCAAATTATTGCGCCGGTCTGTCAGCCGGATGAACTCCTCATGTGAAAGTCCCTCCGTGAAAAGTTGCTCGTGCACCAGGTTCAATTCATGGGTGTCACGCTCTATCCGTTCACGAATACTGCGTATCATAAGCTGCCTGGACTGGATTCTGTCAGATGCTACAGTCATCATAAAACTATTTTGGGTTCAACATTTTATTTTCTTTCAGATAGTAATGATACATGCTCAGCAGTTTGGAATAAGGAATCTTGTTGAAATCGTCATATACACGCCCGGCATGGTGCAGGATTTGTCCGATTGCATATCCATTCCTGTTTTGCAGGTATTCGGGTGATTGGTCATAACCACGCAAAGCCAGATTCGCATGTACGGCGGCAAGCAGCCTCTTTCTGGCACGGTCATCGCGGTCATCTCCTTTGGTGGTACCTGTGAAATTCCGGTGCCTGGCTTTTCTTAAACCGTATTTCTCTTCGATCTCCATGCAGATACGGTCATATTCCCCAAGGGATAACTCGCTCTTTTTATAGGTACGTTCACTGGTAGCCTGCCAGATCCAGCCCTGTATAATCACTGAGGCATTGTTCACCTGCCTGCCGGAACCGTCACGCCATTCACGGTATTGGGGCAGTTGCTTGACAAGGTGGTACAGGCGGTGAAAGTTTTTAGGTTTCTTAGAATCAGCATTCATATTATTAAGTATTTGTTATTGGTCATCAACCGGTTGTATTCCCAAATGATCGCCATGGCACAAAGCCGCTTTTTCCATATCTACCGGAATGACGGCGGTTTCTGTACGTCCCAGAACCCAGGCTGTAAGTCCTACCACATGGAAAACACGTTTGGCTTTCTTTTTACAGAACTTGGCCAGTGCAATGTCCGGCTCACCTTTGTCTTTGTCACTTTCATGTGCCAGAAAGATGAAGAGTTTACCGGGAAACTGTTTCAGCAGCGCTGACACATCGCTGTTTTTCATTTCCGAACGGTATTCCGTTGTATTATCAAGAAAGACAACCTGTGCGGATTTCCTCTTTTTGAGTTTTTCCTTCAATTCTTCCATGGGGATGTATTCGATGATATGCAACGTTTTATTCTCGGCAGAGATACCGACCCGCTGACAGGTTCTTGCAATATTGGCATCCGTATTCTCTTCCGCACTTACGTACAACACTTTCCGCATGGTACTCAAATAATTGGCCAGTTTAAGAGCAAAGGTGGTCTTTCCATTCTTTTCTTTCCCGTAAATCAGCCACAGCCCGGAATCCTCCGTTTCTGCTCCGATAGCGGTCCATTCACCGGACAGGGGCAGATAACTGTATACCTTATCATATAAATTACGTATAGTCAATACCCGGGCCATATTTACTGCTGGTTTAAGATTAAAAGACTTTCTGCACGGCGCAGCCCTGTTTCGTCATCGCTGCTGTCTGTGGCCAGACATTGCCGGATGATCTTGCCGATCATCTTGGTATCGGAAATATTCACAGACAGTACATCGCCGATCAGCTTCCGGTAAAAGGCTATCTTATCCTCTTTTCCCGTGGGGACCACCGACCCGTATTTGCTACTGAAACGGGAGAATAACTCCCTGTATCCCTCTTTCTTGCTTTTGTTTTTACCGTACTGGATCTTTGTGCGCAGTCCTTCAGCGCCCAGCATATACCAGCCGCAACAACCGTCGGTGGCATTCCAGAACTCTTTAAGGACCATGAATGCTTCATGTTTCAGATCTCCGGCTTCATCAATGATGACAAGGGGCTTGGGCATGGCTTTAAGCATGTACTTGATAGTTTCTTTGGTATCGTACAGTGTACCTCCGCCTTCGGCACCTATGCAACGGGCAAGTGCACGTATGAACTCATTCTGGTTCTTACATTGGCTGGCATCAATGTAAAAGCAGTTTTTCAATGTACGCGCCAGATAACGTGCCGAATAGGTTTTACCGATGGCACATTCATCCACGAACATACGGGCCTTACTGAACTCTTTGCAGAAAAGGACCTCCTCTTCAATGGTGTCAAAGACATCGGTACGTGCCATATTCCATTTGCGCTCATTGGGCGATACATCCAGAGCACGCCCCAGTTCCAACCACTTGGGAACGGATAGCTTCTTCTCCGTGATACCCTGCTTGAGTTCTGCATAAACGGCTTTATTGATTCCATATTTTTTTGCGAATGCGGCATCGCTTCCGCTATAGTTCTCACGTGCCACACTCAGGGCACTGAGTACGTTGGCTTTGAAATTTTCTGTTATCTCAATCATGATATGTATTTTTAAAATGTTTCCGCCAGTTCTTTTTTAAACGAGGGTTGAACAGTGTTTGGATTGTATTCAAATTCTCCGTCTTCATTCTGTTCCTGATCAAGTATTTCAACCTCGACACTTTCTTTGATTTCAAGAGAGTTCAGTCCCCTGATCTTAAACTTATTGTTTATCACTGCCGTACGGTTGTCTATAACCGTAACCTTGTCAATCGCTTTTTTACGGCTGGACACATATCCGTTCACCGTGGCGATATAACGTGCCGTTATCTCCTCGGCTGACTTTCCGTCTGCCGTTTTTTCGATGGTGGCGCGCACGCATACCGGCTTTACTATCGCTTCGCAGACACATCGATCGCTGCCTCTCAGATATACCAGAGCTTTAAGCACCTGCCCGTCATTGCCATCTATCCAGTAAACATCCAGCTCCTTGCCATCCACCACTTTCAACAACTCTATCAGTCGTTGACCCGTGTAAATCTCACCATCATCCCCCAGCCAGTATTTACCGGCTTGCAAACGGATCGTTCCGGCGTTGCAACTGGTTTCGGTCTTGTATCCCAGATAGCGAAGGAACGACTTGTAGTTGATCGGCTTAAGAGACGGGTGCTGGTTTTCCAGGAACACTTCCCACCGGCTTTTACCGGGGTATTTCTTCGTATTGGAGTGGGGAGAATTATTATGTTCCTGAATATCGAGCAGACAACCTTCCACTATTTTTTCATAGGGAATCAGGGGGACTTTATGGGAGGACACCTGATTGGGTTCGCTTTTAGCAAACGGACGTGCCTGCCACCCCTCTTTCTTCTTCTCTTTCTCATAACGGAAGCCCCTCCAATAGCGCTCACACCGTTTCCCTCGTGGATTATTGGCCTCAATATGGACATGTTGAAACATAACCCCGTCTCTAAGCAAAGTGTCCTTGAGTGCGCTGTTAAGGTTACTTTCACACTCCAGTTCAGCTGGCAGAGGTAATCCCCATTCGGCATAATTTCGAACCATCTGCCTGTAAAAATCTGCCATGACCCCTTTCTTATGTACCCCGTAAACCCATGTCGTCAGGCATTCAGAGCCTAAATCCACGGCATTATAAAACCATACCCTTTCATTGGGGGCGTATTCGAAGGGAGGCTGGCGGTCATCAACCGAAACCATACTGCCGGCATATTCCGGTTGTTTCATATCGTAATAGGGAATAAACTGTTCGAGATGCTTCTGTCTGTCACCTCCGCGTTTGCTGTAAGTAACCACCTTGGAACCCCAAGATGCCAGAAACGAAGTGATGCAGCGCTTGCTCAGTTTCTTGAAGTCCTTCGGATTGTACACCTCACCGGTCTCGTTATTTATGATTTCCACATATCCGTTCAGGAATCCCTCATACTGTCGAGACACTTCTGTAGGGGTGGGTTTGTGTTTCTGGGAAACAAACATGCTTTCCAACAAAGCTCTTACCTCATCGGTATTCTTTACGGCATTTCTGTTATTGTATTTTTTGCTGATCAGTGTTCCGTATCCACATTTAACAAACTCGTTATAAGTCTTTTCAAATTTTCGTGCGCTTGACGGGAGGGTATGTTCAATACCATATTTGGCTCTTAGGACCTTGTTAAAACCGTTGACATCGCTGCTGATAGTAGCCATCAGTCCGCGTATCGTTATCCCTTTGGATACCCGTTCCAGTTCGCGGGCCTTCTTTAACTTGATGGCCGCTTGCAGTACACTGGCATTAATAATGTATTCTTCCTGTACTTCTGTCTCCAGTGTTCCTTTGACTCCGACTTTCACTGTTGTATAAAAAGTGACCGCATCAGGATCGATCTCGTAATATCGTTCCAATATGCTGTCTACCTTACGCGGATCACCGATAGCATTCTGTATCTCTATGGGCAGGCTGTCAAAACTTACCAACATAGGACGATTGTTGCAGGCGCGTTGAACGCGTTTGATACCGTAAGGCTTACCTTCGTAGCGCCAAATAGTGAGTTTCAACTGTTCCCAAGTATAATATTTTGGCACCAGTTCATCCTTTGTTACTACCCATATGTTATTCCATTCGTGTGGCATAAACATTATTTTTTTATTATCTTAGTTCCCGCCCCGTTCTCGCTCCGGGTTGCAAGTCATTAGCTTTCCGGCGGGATTTCTCTCATTATCTGAGAGATTTTATCCCTTTCTATTCTCACGAACCAAAAGAGTTTTGCTACTTTTGTAGCCGTTCTAAAAACTAACTATTATGAATCAATCAGAAAAAATCGAATATCTTCTTGAAACAATAGATATTCTAAAGGTGCAATTGGCTGTTGTTAGCTCTAAGCAGCAAACAATGAACGCCATGATATTAGGCACATTGTCATACGTGTTTCCTGAAGACGCAGGAACCGTTTATACTAATTACGTAAATACCCTTGAAAACAATGTATTTGTGGCTTTAGATAAGATTGAAAGCCAACTCAATGAGTGTTCAAAGCCTTTTTTGAAGGCTCAGCGGCAGGCAGTCTCCCGTGATATTCTGTCCATGAAAAATGATTCACTCTATCATCAACCTGAATGATATTATCGGAAGAGCAAGAGGAAAGGAAGGTACTTCCATTCTGTTTATTCTTTTTCTTTTTCATTTTACTTCCTCCTTTGCTCTTTCAATTAATACATTCACTACCACCATTCCTGCCAGCACTACCAATACGGCACTGGCAAGAATTTCTTTATCGGTGGCTTCATAACTATTGCTTATTGCCATTGCTGTCCAAAGTGCTATTATTGCGACACAGGTCTGTATTCCTCTAAATATTTTCATATTTTCTATCATTTAAGGGTTACGACTTCCATATATGGATTTTCTATTCTTTCTTTGATAGTAGTTATTTTATATTGCTGACCACCATGATTCAGAGCATATGCACGTAGTAAACGCGCAGAAGGACTATTCGTCTCAAATCGCATAGCCGATTGAACAGAACGTTCCGATACTTTGAACTCTTTGGCTATTTCACGTTGAAGTGCCAAACTGATTTCAATTACTTCTTTTTTTTCTTCCATATTATATTATTGTTTAATTGTTATTCCTAACTTTGGAGCGTCTTGCAATTGGAAGACTTTGCAAAGTAATACAGAATTTCTGAATTATCAAAATTAAATTCAGAAATTATGGAATAAAAATTCAGATAACATGGATAAAAGTATTATCAATTCACGGTTTATTGAAAGTGTTAACTATTTAATAAACAATAAAATATCCCGAAATAAAGCAGAGATCGCGGAAAGTTTGGGAATAGGGGCGACAAGGCTTTCAGAAATTCTGAATAATAGAATGAAGGCTGGAACTGATCTTATTGCATGCTTATGTTTCAAGTATGATATAAGTTCAGATTGGATTTTAATGGGTAAGGGGCCTATGTTCCGTGACAACAAAATATCTGAAGGCCCCAAACAGGTTCATATTCCAGATACTATTCCAATATTGTCAAATGAAGATTTTATCTCTATCCCTTTGGTTGAAATTTCAGTGGCTGCCGGTTGCAGTGGATATGACAATCCAAGCTATTTAGATGTAATTGATGTTATTAAAATGCCTTCCACGATGCTCAAAAACAATGGTCAGTATTTTTGTATCCGTGTAAAAGGCGAAAGTATGACTCCTACAATTTTAGATAGTTCTTATATTATAGCCCGAACGCTTGACCGATCAGAATGGGGACATATGCCAGATCGTCATGTTTATATTATCAGCGATCGTGATGGGCGAGCATATTTAAAGAGAGTAAAAAATCGCTTATCTAATAGCGGATTCATTGTTTGTATGTCCGACAATGTTGATAAACTTAATTATCCTAATTTTAATTTAGAAGAGCAAGAGATAAATTGCATACTTCATGCAGAATGGGCTCTTAGTGCCAAAATGCCAAATCTAAACGAAACATATTATGATAAAGTTAATCAGCTGGAGGATAAATACGACATGCTTGAGAACCAAATGAAACAAATACTACGAGCCATCAAAGATAAATAG